GTGACTTTAATATCCCAGAAATCATCTGGAACGAATGTACATGAATCTGTAACTCCATTATCAATCAAATCATCTACGTCAAGTTTTGGCATAGATTTGAAATTAGTTTTTCCATTTTTCTTGTACTTATTTGCAACTGATACATATAAATGTACATTAAATCTCCGTAAAACAGCACCAGGACTTTCTACAGACGATAAATTGGCAAAATTTTTCATGTTGGTTGTGGCGTATACAAAAGGTGAACGGAAATAATAACCGTTCTTATCTTCTACTTTAGCCATAGTTAACATCATTTCTGAACTATTTATAATTGAAATAACTTTGTTTGCTTCAGATTCAGGATCACCTGGAGTGTCTCTAGCTTGAAATATATCATCTATAGTAACACTCCACTTCTTATAATTATATTTATCGAAGAATCTATCTTTCGGCAAAGCAAATTCAAATTCTTTAGGGTCGTTTTCAAAGTCCTCAAGCCAAGGTTCTGGTATTGTAACTGATCCTACATAATAGGCTAAACGATCTCTAAGAACAGTTTTAAATGTTGCAGGATCACCTGAAATTAATACTCCAACAGGCTCGACTCGAGTTCCATTAAGACTACGTTTCAAGGTTTGTATCCTGTCATCGCAATCATTTAATTTACGCATATACTCAGAGGTAACTCTGAAATCATAAGAAGTTTTATGAACTAAATTCAAAATCTTCCTACCTTCGTTTAATAACTCTCCATATACTTCAGAGTAAAAAGCGGAATTATCAACATCGCCAGTACTTGTAGCTGCTAAGAAGAATTTAGCTTCCTTAAGCCACTTTGTAACTCGCCTATCATCTATAATATCTACATAAAAATATTTAGACAATGTTTCTTGTCCTAACATTCCAAAAAATTCGGAAACTTTAAGACTAGCTTGTTTCAAAACAAAGCTAAGGTTATCTGTCTGATGAGTATTAAATTTAAGACAACCAATAATAATTTCGGTAGCTTCATTCTTTATTTTCAGACCAGAAAAAAACGACAAAATGGCAATAATACCAAACGTCGCATATTTGATTTGTTCACCTGCTCCTTGAGGCAACATAACCATTTCCAAATCATCTAAGTTTTGGGCATCTAAATCACTCCACTCAGTCTTGAGACCAGTGAAAAGATCTGAAAATCCTTCTAATAAGGTATTTTCTTGACCAAAGTAAACAACTTCATGCAATGTCACAGAA